ATTTCGTCGTCCAGATCGGGCGGCGGCTGGGTGCTGTTACCCTTGGCCTCGTTGTGGCTGTCCATAGGCTTTTGAGCGCCACCTTGCCCGTCCAGCATTACGAGAGAACCCCCAAAACCCTGCACGACAATCTCGGTGGTGTATTTCTCAACGCCTGAGTTGTCGGTCCATTTCCGCGTTTGAAGTTTGCCTTCGATATAGACCTTGCTGCCTTTCTTCAGCCATTTCTCAGCGACGGATGCCACCCCTCCGTTCTGACCGTCCCATAGTGTGACGCGGTGCCATTCGGTGCGTTCTTTCTTTTCGCCCGATTGCTTGTCCGTCCATCGCTCACTGGTGGCGACGGATAGGTTGGCGACCTTCCCACCGTTCTGTGTCGAGCGAACCTCGGGATCATTTCCAAGGTTGCCAACGATGATGACTTTATTGACGCTCATTTTATTCCCCTTTCAGAAGGCTGAGAGCATAGTCTCTTGTTTGCATGATGCTGTCCAAGGCCGCATCAAGGGTGGCCATGTATTTCTCGTTTGGTTCGATCTTGGCCGCAACGAGAGGGCATTTTGGGCAATAGAACACAAGGTCGCACCATGCCCGTCCAGCGACAAGCATCTGGCCCATGACTTGTGGGATGTACTTGTCATCGATCTGACGATCCTGTTCCCACTTGAGCAGAGCAGCCATGTACCCGTCAGGCTTGAGGCACTTAATCTCAATCATGCCATCGTCGCCGATCAGACCATCAGGCGAGCATCCCCTGCCTTTGTCGTCAGTGATGAACCCGACCTCTCGGACATCGACATCATAGACTAGGCCATATTGCGCTCTAGCCTCGTCCTCAAGTTCCTTACCGCGCTCCATCCATTCTGATTGGAAGAAGTCTCCACAGGTTTCCCCGGTAAAAATTTCGTATGCCAGCTTGCCCGCAAACTTTGTCGATTGCGTTGACAACTCGCCCTTCTTTGGCGTGACGGCTTTGTCGTATTCTGAGGCTGTCGGCACACCCAAACGTAGGGCGTACCACTCGTCACTGCGTTGCTCGACGTTATGAATTTTCATCTTGGCTCTCCACTGCTTTGACCTTTTGCTCAAGTTTATTCATGGCGTCAGCGAATTTGTCCATCGGCAGGTGGGACAAATCCTCAATGCCGTATGCTTTCAAGAAGCGGTCCTTGTTGGCTCCGGTGGCTTCGATCTTTTCTTCAAGCACCACCAGCAGACTGTCGCCGATCAATTTGCTCTCAGCCTCTGCTGCTTCAAGGTGAGGGTCTTCCTCTGCGGCAATACAGGCTAAAGCGCAAAGCGCAGTGCGTCGAGCCGAAGTGACGTTGGCCATCATCTTGATGGGGTTGTTGTTGTCGCCAGGGATGGGCGATCTGTTGGTCACCGATGCGCCACCAGTGTGCGTAAGGGTGGTGTCAAGTAACGTGATCCCACCATCAACCGTAACCGATTGCACAATCCCGATCCCGTTGGCCGAGAAGACTTTACGGACAGTGTTTGAGATTTCCGCAAGGTCAGCGTACTTCGACTTGAAGTGCGGGTTGGTGCGGTTGAACTGTGCGTTTTTAACCTCGGCCTGAGCTTTGGCGATGGCTGCGTTCATCGCCTTAGCTGCAAGCCACCGCTCTTTTTCGATATTAAAGTCACTCATGTTTCTTCTCCTTAATTGCTGTGAAGCGCGGCGGCGATGTCGGCAGGGACATCTGCGGCGCAGTGATATTGATGACGGTATGCGCGACCTTCCGAAGCCCAGCCTTCATGGGTCTTGTGGTATTCCAGCGTCTCGCGCATGTCGGAAACAAAAACCGGACGATCACCGCGAGAGCCAATTCGATCACGGAACACGACAACATCCCGACCGGCGAGAGTGTCCATTGTGACATTGACCACGATGATTTCCGGGCCTTTATGCCGAAGGGCATTTTTGATTGCTGCGTTCATTATGTTTACTCCTGTTTGCGTTGTTGATGTCTTGGAATGTACCGCAAGCATCAGGTGGGTGTCAAATGTTTTTGTACCACCAGCCCGTGCCTGTTTCGGTCACACATGACAGGGGCGCTTACTGCGCCGCTGCCTTTTCCCGAATAACTTCAAAATTGAAAGCCCCCTTGCGCTCCACTATCAACCGCACCGGGCCTTCGGTTGCGTTGAAAAGTTTCCGGGCCTCTTTAATAGCCTCGGATTTCGTCTGGCACCAAATCGGCTCGTCCGTATCCATGCCATTTTCGTCCCATCGGCAAACATCCCATGTGTCTCCGGTGCTACATACTGCAATTTCATGCAATTGGTTATCCATCTGTTTTCTCCGTTTGCGTTGTTGATGATGTAATGTACCAAAGGTTAAATAGCTTGTCCACAAAAAAATGTACCTTGGCAGAATTTTTTTTTCGGTGTACCAATCACTAATGAAAAACGAACCTTGGCATCCTCATGGCCACGCCATTGAGAAGGTCGGGTCAACGCTGGCGGTTGCGGCGTTGCTCGGCGTCATCCCACAGTACGTGAGCAAGTGGAAGCGGAGAGGCATCCCGACACACAGGCTGCGCGATTTTATTAAGGCGGCGAAGCGTGTCGGTGTGCGGCTTGATCTGGAGGAACTAAAACGTGCCAAGCAAGTACCGAAACAAAAAGACTGAGGTTGATGGCATCGTCTTCGACAGCAAGGCCGAGGCCAAGAGGTATCAGGAATTGAAACTCTTGGAACAAGCGGGGGTAATAACTCACCTTCAGTTACAGCCAGAATATAAATGCATCATCGACGGCAAGCTGGTCTGCAAGTACAGGGCAGACTTTCGATATATCGACCACGAAAGGCAATGCACTGTCGTTGAGGATGTGAAGGGATACAGGACTGACGTTTATCGGTTGAAGAAAAAACTGGTCGAGGCTCTGTACCCTGGGACAGTGATTGAGGAGATATCAAAATGAGCGAAATAGTTCTAAGCGCCGCAGAGATTATTCATGGCGCACAAGCTGGCGTGATGCGTCGAGTGAATAATATCAAAAACAATCGGCATCAAAAATATGGGGCTGATGCCTATGACGCCTGGACGATGGATATAGAGGGCGCACTTGGTGAGATGGCCCTCGCTAAATATCTCGGCGTATACTGGGAAGGCTATGGAATTAAGGCGGGATCAGACGTATCCGGCGATGATGTTCGCACCACTAAGTACAGCAATGGCAGATTGATTATGCACCCGGACGATCACGATGACCGGAGGTATTGGCTCGTCACGGGTCAGAGTGGAACCTACAATATACGCGGCTGGATTATGGGATATGACGGCAAACACTCAGATTACTGGGAAGACCCGCAAGGAGGGAGGGCTGCTTATTTCGTACCCCAATCTCGCTTATACAAAAAGCCCCCGGCACTAGGCCGAGGGCTGAGTTACAGGGAGGAAACATCCAAGTGATGTATCGAGTGGGATGCTCGATCCTGGTATTGTTGCATAAAAAAGTTTGTACGCAACACAAAATTTTGATATAGAATTTTTGCGGCGAAAAAAGCATCGGCTCGCTACCGATGTCGGCTTCGCACTCTCAGCCCGTCGCCCCCTTTTTTTTGAGAGTGCATAGATGAGAGAGTGACATCATGACACCAGAGTTCCGTGACAGCGCCGAATACGCTTTGCAGAGATTGGTTCGCCAAGTCATCCGCAAAAACAAAAACCTTTCCGCCCACCAGCGAAACATCCTTATCGCAATCTGCAACGATTGGTTCTTTCATAAAAACGGTCCAAAAAAGCACATTCACCCCGGCAGAAAGCGACTTGCCAAAAAAGCCAACACCACGGTCATAACCGTCGCCAGAGCCTTAAAGCTATTTCGAGAGGCTGGTATTGTCCATGTTGTGGCAAGGCCAAGAGGCGAGGGCCAGAAGCCAACTCAATATGTTGTTGATGAAGTTGCTATCCTTAAATTCTGTGGCTGCGATATCCCCGAAACAGTGTCAGCGGCAATCATAGAATTCCCCCAAAATGATACACCACTTGTCCCGCCAAATGATACACCACTGGCGTATCAAAATGATACACAGTATAAGGGTGTAAACACCCACCGTTGCCAGAGTGAGGTTATTTGTTTTTCGGAGTATAACCGATGAACATGATCCGTACCGAGAAGACGCTTCGCCCTTACCAAGAGGATGCGATCAACAAACTCAGATCATCTTTTGGCACCGGCAATAAGAAGGTTGTGATGCAAGGCGCAACAGGTTTTGGGAAAACACTTGTAGCAGCAAAGATCATCCAAGGAGCCTTGGCTAAGGGGAACAGGGTAGCCTTTACCGCACCAGCGATCACTCTCATCGATCAGACCGTTAGCGCATTTGAGGCAGAGGGTATCTACGACATCGGCGTGATGCAGGCAAACCACCCGCGAACGAACATGATGGCAAAGGTTCAGGTCTGTTCTCTGCGAACACTGGCACGGCGTGATGGCATGCTGCCGCCTAGCCTGATCATCGTGGACGAGTGCCACATCCAAGACGAGATGATCCCGAAAATGATGGAGACGTATCCCGATGCATATTTCGTCGGCCTGAGCGCGACACCGTGGGCTAAGGGCATGGGGCTGCTTTGGGATGATCTGGTGGTGTCGGCTACGATTGGCGATCTGATTAAGCAGGGATACCTGTCAGAGTTTAGAGCGTTTGCTCCTAGCGTTCCCGATCTAACGGGCGTGAAAAAAATGGCCGGTGATTTCAACGAGAAGCAGTTGGAAGAGGTCATGCGGGATAAGAAGCTGGTCGGCGATGTTGTGCAGACATGGCTTGAGAAGGGCGAGAATAGGCCAACGCTGTGCTTCGGCGTGAACCGCGCCCATGCGGGTATGCTCAAGGGTGCCTTTGAGGCTCACGGCATTTCTGCGGCCTACTGTGACGCCTTCACAGACAGGATTGAGATGAAGGGGATTGAGCGGGACTTTCGCAATGGTGATGTCTCCGTGGTTTGCTCAGTACGCAAGATTACGACCGGCGTTGATTGGCCAGTTGGATGCATCATAGACGCGGCCCCCACGATGAGCGAGATGCTGCACGTTCAGAAGATCGGTCGAGGGCTGCGGGTAAACCCAGGCACCGAGGATTTGATTATTCTGGATCACGCCAGCAACAGCCTTCGCCTTGGTCTGGTAACGGATATCCACCATAGTGAGTTGGACGCTACACCGAAGGGAGAGAGGCAGCAGAAGACGACGAGCGAGAAGCTGCCGAAGCCTTGCAGCAAGTGCGGTGTTCTTCACACGGGCCTGATATGCCCAGCCTGCGGCCATGAGAAAAAGCCTGTGGCCGGGGTTGATGTCGAGGACGGAGAACTGCGCGAGGTCGGCGGGAAGGAGAAAAAGGATCGTTGGACTAAAGAGGATAAGCAGCGGTTCTGGTCGATGGCCTTGCATCTTGATGACAGCAGATCGAAGCACGGGAAGCTGGCGAAGGCGTTGTACAAGTCTCGGTTTGGCGTATGGCCGAAAGGCATAGAAGACGCCAGAATTGTACCGGATCAGGCTTTTATGAATTACGAAAAGTCCCGGCGGATAGCGTATGCGAAGAGGATGCAAAAAAATAGTTGACGGCAAAAATGTACCGCGCTACTATGCATCATCAACAACGCAAACGGGAGACGACAGATGATTAAGCAAAGCGGATTAACGGAATACACTGAAATGGTAATCGAGGAAGCCGGTCACGATCTTGCGGAGTTCGTCAACTGGGTCGCTAACGAGTGGAGCGACGGGTATTGCCAGTATCTTTGCACCGAAGCCGACATCGAAGTCGGTAAGCACATGCAGCACGCCAAGGACTTTTTGAACGATAACGCGACGGCGATCCTTGCAGATTACCGGAAACAGGCAGCGGCGCAATAAGCGCCCTGCCGGAAGGGGATAATGACATGACCAACACGAAACAAAGCCGGATCGGGCAACGTGGCGCGTCTAATCGACAGACGAATGATCTGCGATGCGCTATCTACGATTGGTCAAAAAAAACCGGGCGTGACAGCCGGGATTGGTGGAACGCGGCACAGGGTGACGGTTTGACCGCAGGGTGCGGACACAAGGTTGTAATGAAGTGGTTTAGGGAGCAGTTGGCGCGTTAAGCGCCCTGCCGTATGGGAGAGGCTTATGTTTCACACCAAGACAATCGACGCAGCCAAGGGTAAATGGAGAGGCATCCTAATGGCCCTTGGTGTGCCTGAGAAGTTCTTAGTGAACCGACACGGTCCTTGCCCCCTTTGTGCTGGTGAGGATCGCTTCCGTTGGGACAATAAGATGGGCAGCGGATCGTACATCTGCGGCCAGTGTGGCGCTGGTGATGGTATGGAATTGGCTAAGAAATTTACTGGTGAAGACTTCCTTATCGTCGCCAATAAGATTGACGCTATCATCGGCAACATAAAACCGGACGCAGACCATCACGTTGACACAGGGATGTCTGACGATGATCGACGGGCAATGCTTCGGGCTGCATACGCTGACAGCAAGCAAGCCGTGAAAGGTGATTTGGTCGATAGGTATCTGACTAGCCGGGGCTTACATAACGCGACATATCCGAAGGCGCTACGCTTTGCGCCGAGCCTCAAGGATGGTGGTGGAGGGCTTAAGCCTTGCATGCTGGCGATGGTTGTTGATGCAGAGGGCAAGCCTGTGACCATGCACCGCACGTTCTTGGCCGAGGATGGCTCTGGCAAGGCAACGATGCCGTCTCCCCGTAAGATGATGCCGGGGGCGCTCCCTGATGGCGCTTGTGTACGCTTGACGGATGGCGATATACCAAAGCACATTGGGATTGCAGAGGGCATAGAGACAGCTATGGGCGCAACAGCTTATTTCGATATGCCTGTCTGGGCGTGTCTAAGCACAGCCCTAATGAAGAAATGGACCCCACCAGAGGGCGTTGAAGAGGTAACCATAATGGCCGATAATGATCTGAAGTTTGGCGGGCAAGCTGCCGCATACGAATTAGCGCATAAGTTGGCTGTGAAGGGTTTTAAGGTTGACGTTCAGGTGCCACCTATGCCTGGGACCGATTGGAATAACTACACCAAACGGAAAGTGGCATGAATAGATCGCTCACAACCATCAGTAAGGTTAAAACCCAATTCGGCACGATGTACGTCCAGATTGATAGGGATTTACAGGGCGCGGCTGTTGGCGGTAATATCTCATGGCACCGTAAAGAGCCGGATAGTCAGATCAGCTTGCTGATTGAAGAACTATCGGATGGATTAAGAAGGGCGTTAGAAGATGCCAGCGGGTAGACCAAGCAAATACACAAAAGCACTCGCAGATAAAATTTGTGCGCGTATTGCTCAGGGCGAAAGTCTTCGCAAAATTTGTGAGGACAAGGCGATGCCAAACATCGCATCAGTCATCAACTGGCGTCGAGAAAAGCCAGAATTTTTCGCACATTACACGAAAGCGCAAGAAGATCGCGCAGACCACTACGCTGATGAGATTGTTGAGATTGCCGACACGGCAGAAGATGCGGCTAAGGCTAGGCTCCAAGTTGACGCCCGTAAGTGGGTTGCGTCTAAGCTGAAATCCAAGGCTTATGGCGAGAAGGTGACGCAAGAACACACAGGCGGCGTCAGCATTCAGGTGGTAACTGGTGTCCCAAGAAACGATTAACCTTGGCTACGTCTCAAGGGAGCAGTTTGTCCCATACCATAAGCGAAAAGAACG